GTGTAGTCCTCCCGGTTCTCCCCGGCCCTCGCCCACCGGTTCCCGGTCTGCGTCCCCTCCGTCCCCGGGAACTCCCCGGTGCGGTTGATGCTTCCGGTCTGGGAGACGAGCTCGAACGTCGAGCCCCTGCTTCGGGGGCGGAACTCCCCGTTCTTCTCCGGGCGGTTGTCGGAATCGGGTTCTACGAGTCCCCCCCTCTCGGGGAAGCGGGTCTTGATCTCGAACAGCGGGCAGGCGGGAGTGACCTTCACGATGTAGGCGGCGTCCTCGAAGGACGTAGCGTTCGGGTCGGGCAGCAGACAGTAGGGGTCGACCCATCGCCAGAACACATCCCCTCTGCCCCGGTTGAGGGTGGGGTCGAAGCCGGTCTCTGCGATCCCGCACCCGAACGTCAGGGTGTCCCACAAGGTCTTGGACGCAGTGGCGTGGTTGCCTCCCGTCACCCACCAGGACGAGAGGATGTCCTGCATGTCCTGAGCCTTCTCCGTCAGGACTTCAGGCGGGGGGATGGTGGCGAGGTATCGCAGGTCCGGGTCTGGGGAGACACGGAAGGTGGGGTATTGGTCTAAGGCGTACGCAACCAATGTCGCGTAGGTGGGGTAGATCTCCGAGGCCGCAGGTCGGGGAAGGTCCCTGGCCCGCATGTCGGACCAGGACTCGTTCTTGACCATCTTGTAGAACTGGTGCCAGTCGGACGCTACCCGCTTCTTCTCCTTGCGGGCCTCCTCGTAGAGGCTTTCACAGAACCCGAGGGTCCCGGAGTCCTTGGCTGACGGGGAGGAGTCGGGGGCGCGTAGTTCGGACAGGTGGAAGCTCCTATGGGATGCGGGGCTTCCAGTCCCCCGACGCTGGTACTAAGTCTACGGGGTGAAGAAGGTCTTCTTACGCTCGAAGCCAGGGGTCCCGAGATCGCGGTGCTTCTTCGCCTGCTCCTCGGTCCCAGGGCCTTCCTTGCGGGTCAGTTCGGTGGGGACGAAGTTGTGATACACCCCGGTCTTCTCCGTGGCCTCAGCACTCGCACGCTTCAACTGCTCCCGGAAGTCCTGAGGGGAGGAGACGAACTGCCCTGTGGCTGGGGAGTAGTGCTCGGTGAAGCGATGGAAGGCCGGGGAGGAGAAGCGTCGATCCATGCTCTCCCCGCATGAGGGACAAGTCTTGTCGGTGGTGTTCACCTCGACGGAGCGGGAGGTGGTGGATTCCTCGAAGCAGGACGGGCAGCGGAAGTCGTAGAGGGGCATCAGGATGTCCAGTAGTCGAGCGGGAACGGGCTTCTCTCGACGTACTTCTTATCGAGTAGATACGCCTGGCCCCGGGGGACGTGCGGGCAAGTGACGACCCGAACAGGTCCGAACCCGAAGGAGTCCAGCTCGTAGGACTCGGAGAAGTGGTCACCGTCGCACGCCTCGCAGGGCTTCTGTCGCGTCACGGCCCTCTCGTTCAATCAGACCACCTGCTTGTGCAAGAACCGTGCGACCCGCAAGTCTCGTCGTCCCATCTGACCGCGCTTCCTTCTCCAGATGAGTCTCATGTTCATGTCCCGATCGACAGGCGTGAGGGTGTAGGGGTTGGCGCAGTGCTTCGGGCATCCCTTGGCGTGGTCGAGTTGGATGCCCTTCCTGACGGGTCCGACGAAGGCCTTGTACGCGAGGACGTGCGCTCCGATGCGCTGGCCCTCCCACTTGGCGTTGCCGTAGCCCGCGCCGTTGAGGCTCTGAGTCCAGAGCCAGCAGCCGTTGTCGTCTTCTTCGACGCGGTCAAGGATGTAGGTCTGGGCTTCTGGGATCATCACTTCCACCTTAATGAGAGCGCTTGAGTTAAGGTGATTCGCGGTTTCTCCTTAACGCTCACCATTCCTCCTCCTCTTCATTCTCCCTCGCCCATATGACACCATCGGGGGATTCGGCCACCTCGTAGTTGGTCAGGGGGGACTCCTGGTCCTCGCAGGCGATGGCGATGCACCAGGACATCACCAGGTCGTCTCTCCCTCTCTCCTCGTCTGCAGGGCCGAACTTGTCGTTGTACCCCTTGCCTGAGTAGAAGCTGTAGTTCTTCATCTCCGTGTAGGTCTTGCGGTGGTGGATCGTGACCTTGCCGCGCATGACCATCTCCGAGCCCTTGGTGATGAGTTCGGCCTTGGTCTTCCAGTTGGTGCTCCAGCCGAGCTGCCGTTCGCTCCGATCCTGCCCGGGGACAACGTCGAAGCTCCTGCGCTGGTAGAGCTTGGGGTAGATGGTTCGGAGGCGAGCGATGGTGCCGATCCCTCCCCCTTCGGTCTCGGGGGCGATGACCGCGAGGTTGAAGTACTTCCCCGCCAGTGCGAGTTCGTCAGCGAAGGGTTCGGGGTGGATGCGCCCGTGGAAGACGGCCACCTGTTCCTTGGTCCTGCGAGATATCACCTGGGCGGCGGCGAAGTCCCCGTCGAAGCTCCCGTAGCAGGGGTCCGCGCCGATGAAGTACTCCCCCCCCTTCTGGCCCGCGACCTCTTCCTTGGCGGGATGCCGGAAGACCGTCCAGGGTCCATCGGGGTCGGTGATGAACCTCACCTCTCCGCCCGAGACGACGAACCTCCCTACGTCGCCCTCCTCCTCCGCGAAGACGGCATCGAGGTCGTCGAGGTTGAAGGCGTTCACTCCCGATGCCAGAAACGCTTCCCTCGGGGTGTTGTGGGTCTTGATCCCGTTCGCGTCGAAGGCCTCGCCTCCCTCGATGGTGAAGTCGTAGGTGACAGCCGTGCCGGCGGGCACGACCTCGAGAACCTCGTCGGTCATCGTGACCTGGATGCGCGGGCGTCCTATGGCGTATGGGGCCACCTGTGTAGAGCGGCCTCGCTTACGCTCCGACAGGAACCCGATCCGTTCGTTGAACATGATGGCCTCTTCGCCGCGCAGGTTGAGGCTTCGCTCGACGTACTCGTACCCGCTGCCATTCTTGGTCGGCCGGTTCTTCCTGTGGCAGGTGATACCGAAGGCGAGAAGGAGGAGTTGAACGTCCTTTAGCATCTGCTCCTGTTTCGAGAAGACGACTACCCTCGGGTACTTGTAGCCATTGAACCCGTCGCCCTCGAAATATCCGGCCAGGAACTCCCTCACCACCTCGGGTTCCGCTCGCCATATGCACTCAGGGACGCAAACCTTGCGCCCGTCCTTGTCGACGGCTCCAAGCTGCTCCAGGGCGGCCACAACGGTGCGCGAGAACACTCGGGTCTCGACACACCCCTTCTTCGCCCCCGTAACCCTCACTGATGGAGCCTTTCCAAACAGGGACCCCATTAGTGCCCGAGATGCTTCGATGAGGTCCGTGTCCTTCGCGTCGAAGACAAGCGAGACCGTGTCCCTGCTTCTCTTTCCGGAGCCACTGCGGTATGCGCTTCCGTCCGCCATAAATAGACCGAGGAACCGGCCCCACTCGGGCGTAATCACGATTGAAGACGACACCCCACCGTCGTGCCAGCGAACCTCGCTAACCCGCTCCGACAGACGCGGGGACAAGAGTTGTACGGGCATGTCGGGCTTCATCGCGGCCAGCGGGACGAGAGCCCCTGCGGGGGTGAAGATCGGATGATCCCACGTACCCGTCACTTCATATCCCAGCTTCGTCCGCAGGGTGAACGCCGGACTCTCGGCTTGTTGGTGCGTATCCACGACCCGCCCGAGCGTCCCCGCCTTCGCGTCTCTTGCATCAGCAATCCGAATAAGGCCGCTGTCGGTTCCGACCCTGGTGCCGCCGACAACACACGCGGGGTATTCTTGGTGGAAGAGGTCGAGGTTGTTGAAGCACTTGTTGACGATCGCCCACCGCCGCCAGACGAGATGCGCCTTCGTCGCCCCCATCTTCAGGAGCTCGCGCTCCTCGGCGTCCTTCGGCTTGAGGTGCTTCGAGGCCTCAGAACACTCGGTACACGTCCCGTCCTGACACCCTTCTCCCCCACAGGGGAGGTATTCGTAGTGCCTCCACCAGGGGAAGAAGAACGGCGTGTAGTCCGACTTCCCCTCCTCGGCCTTCTTCCACTCCTCCTCGAACCAGTTCCCGATCCCGTTGGCTGTGGATTCGACCATCTCGAAGTTCCCCCGCACGAACGGGAACCCCTGCTCGATCGCGAGCATCGCCTCGACCGGCTTGGTCCAGAACGCCACCTCCGAGATATGTGCGTCTGTGTAGGTCCGGCCCCGGAAGGCCTTGGGGTTCTCCCCCGTCTTCACGATGATGGAGGACTTGATGTCCTCGAACACCAGCTCTCGCCTTGAGGACTTCTCGGTCTGGTAGAGGTCGGAGAACTCCCACTCCTCGTGGAAGCACTTGAACATGTCGAACAGGTAGACGGCCTGGTCGGTATCGAGTGAGCCGATTGTCGCGACGGATGAGGGGAACAGGACGGACTTGCAGAAGATGATTGCTTCGGTGATGGTCGAGATCCCGATCTGCCGCGCCTTCAGGCAGATGATGCGGGTGGGCTTCCCGGCCTCGTAGTCCTCCTTGACCTGCTGGAGTATCTCCTTCTGCGCCCAGTTCGGCTCGAAGGGGATGAGCCTCTTCCTTTTGTCCCGGACCTTCAACGTCCGCACCATCGGTTCGAGGTCCAGGGTGTCTGGCTGGGTCACGGAAGGGTGCCGTCAGCGAAGCAGGGCTGGCGACGTTCCTCCTCGATATTCCGCTGGAGGTCGCGCTCCAGTCGCTTCATGGCGCGCTCCAACTCGCGGACGATGAGGCGCGGTTGAGTGGACCGGAACACGAGCTTCTTCCGAGCGAAGTGCCAGCGCGGATACTTCTCGCGCGGACGGCGCGCCCAGGCGGACGCTTGGATGATGACGCCCGAGTCGAAGGGGACCTCTGCCACCTCGAGGTCCGCAAGCCCCCGGAGGAACACGGGCTTGTAGAACCTGCGAAGGATCGACTCTAGGGCCGGGACCCCTATCGGGCTGGTCTTCTTCATACCCCGCGCCAGTTACGCCAGTCGCCCACCTGGTTCGCGTACATCTCCCGCTGGTACTTGCGCTTCAACCTGACCTTGAGGGCTTCCAGTTCCGCTTCGTGCTGGAGGCGTTGCTTCTGGAGGGCGAGCTTCATCTCCTCGAAGATGTCGCGGGCGGACTCAGTCTCCACGGGGTTCGTGGTCCTTCCCGGTCAGTGGGCAGGAGTCCTCGCGATCCTCGTCGGAGAGCCAGCAGCATCCGCAGTTCTGACGCCGAAGCCGCTTCCCGCACGCGCAGAGGGGACGCTCGGCCATCAGTGCGTCGTCCGCATCAGGTGCTTCTCTCATCCCCCACCACGCAGGAAGTCGGCTACCTCATGGTCCACCCGGGCGGGCTTTCCGTCTCTCGGCCAACGCAGTTTCCCGAGGAACCACCCATCAACATCATCGGCGTAGACACAGATCGACGGATGCAGGCCGGTGTGCTCCTCCTGGTCATCGCAGAGCCACACGTCCTCACGCTTGGCGATGAGGGCGACCGCCTCGGTGAACGACATGTCGCTAGGTCGACTCATTCCCCACC